TAATTCAATAGTACAAATAGCATCTGAGGATATATTTAAGGTCAAGGGTAAAATCATACCTCTATTTAATAAACCAATTGTATAGTTATTACCGGCAGCAGAGGCGGTAACCGCACCACCTGTCACTACATCAGCAAGGGTTAAAACACTTGTTGTATTGCTTGTAATTCTTGCAGTAAATCCTAAAGTAGAATTATAAAAATATCTTCCTTGCCATTGGTTTACTGTCCAAGGCGTTCCCGTAACGGTAACAGAGGTTGTTGTACCTGCTGTAATTGCTGAACTTGCTTGGGTATATTCTAGGGTTCCCATTACACGATTACGTACAGAAAGAACTGGGTATCTTGTAGTACCACCAGCAACCGCTCTTGTAGGGGTACCTAATGACATACTATAGGCATAGGTAAATCCTCTTTGGTCATCTGATTGCCCCTCAACCATTACAGATACACCCCAATGAGTCATTGAGGTAGGGGAGCTTGTTGCTGTGTTTCTTAATTCATATCTCACAGGAAGGTTACCTGTTCTAGCCCATGCAGTTATTTGATTTGGTCTATTACCAAAACCAATATGATGAACCCAAATTTGTTCTCCATTAATTGTTACACCAAAACGAACCAATCCTGCACCATACCAAGCATATTCAATAGATAACATTTGAATAGAATACCAGTTAATGTTATTTATAAATGTAGTATCTCCATTCCAATCTGTAAGAGGAACTCTTAATTCACTAATAACCCCTCCAACATCAGAACGAACAACCACACCCATACCAGTTGGATTTGTAGCAGTGCCTGAACCTTGCTCAAAAAAAGCTCCATTTGCATCATCAAAAAATCCTACTCTTTGATATTGGTTTGCATTTGGTCCACCAAATACAACAGCTGATGCCATAGACATAGATTTACCTGGTTGGTATCTATGATATGGTCTTGATTGACGAATTGCAATATCTCCACTTGCACCAGTTACGTTCATACCAACACCACCTTGGTTTGGTAAGGAGGCAACAGTTGCTGAACCAGCAGTATAACTTTCCCAACGAAGTGGTTGAGAGCCATATTCAAAGTCAGCATCATATATATTTTGGTGTCTGGTAGTTTTTAATCTACCAAAGACATCCATGCTTTTTTTAGCATCAAATTGTGTTAATCCTAAACTCATATTTTTATTTTTTTATTGTTGTTGTTCTTGTTCTTGTTCTGCTTGAGCTTGTTGTTGTTGTTGTGCTTGTTGCTCTTGCATTTGTTCTTGTTGTTTTTGTTGAATCTTTTCTTGAACAGCATTACCTAAAATAGAATCAGCCATTTGCTTAATATCCTCAGGTAATGGTTGTCCTGTTTTTAAAGACTCCATATACATTGTTGTTGCAAATTTAATCAATTCTAGGTCTCTATCCGAATCACCCTTTGTTTTGTTAACAGCCATCTTCCCTTGAGAAGACAATTGCTCTAATTGAGCATCTTGTTGCATCTTTTGTTGGGCTGATTGTTGTTGAAGTTGAGCATTCATTTGAGAGTTCTTTTGGGCGGTTTCCTCTGCCTCTTTTTTAGCCCTCTTTATACTCTTGGATAAATACAACTCAGCTAATTTAACATCATCTATATTCTTAATCTTAAATACCTGCTCATAGGTCAACATACCAGCCTGCAATGCCTGCATCATTAAATTATTCAACTCAGTCTTTTCCTTGTCATCAGGCATCATTTGAACCTTTACATCAAAGGTCATATCCAAAAGGCTTAAATCATAGCCTTCCATTTCTTTATATTTGATAGCCTTAAATACCACAGAATCCCACAACATCATAGAAACCTTTTCAGCAGTCTCCTCAATTAAGGTAGAAAACCCATCGTAAATATATTCTGTAGCTGAATTAGAGGCTTGTATTTGGCTTTGCATTACCCCAAGACCAGTCTTAACAGGAACGCTTGAACCATCCCTATATTCGGAAATACCCATTTCCTCTCTTAATCTATCTAACTCAAAGTTGTACTGACCTATAAGCATATTCAATTGAGCTACATTACCATTGTTAGGTAATTGCTGAATTGGGAAAGCCTTGGCGGTGCCATCATCATTTTTAGAATTCCAATATACCCTACCTGTTTGGTCGTATATCTTCATCAATTTTAAAGGCTCAATGGTGTTACCCAATCCTAGGTCAACATCAGAGAATCCTTCTATATCTACTGCAAATCCATCTGGCTTCATTAGGGCAATCAGCTGCTGCATCTTTAATCTAATAACCAACATCTGTCTGATAGGGCCCATAGCCTTTTCAATCATAGAGGGTATTAAAGAACCATTAGCATTAGGACATATAACAGAATAACTGAACATTGCATCTACCCCATTGTTATAAGGTCTAATGGTGTTGGAGGTTAAATTCCACTCTAACATTGTATCTGTCTCACATACCCATACCCCATGGTAAATGTTCATCATCTTAGACTCAATAACCTCACCAGCCAATTCCTGACCTTGTGGGGCTACTGGCTTACCTTGTTTAGGGATAGCAAGTACATTACCAAATTTATTTTCAGTTTTAACCGTGTATTCTACATCAGTAGTCTTTACTTCAAAGTCAAAGACAAGTACCGCGTAGTCATCATAGGGCCTAATTTCTGTGTATTTATATGAATCTTTCCAATAAAGGTTTTCAGACCTCTTAAGTTCTCTTGAAGCCTTTTGGCCCAATTTGAATAGGGTTTCTTCATCTAGATTGTATTTTTTTCTAAGTACCGAAATCTTCATTGGTTTAACCTCGCCTATATAGCCTAGGTCCTTTCCATTATCTGTTTCAAATACATTGTATATTAAATTCTCAGGCTTAACCCTTTTAATTTTAATATTATGATTGCCATCAAAATAGACCTTGGTGGCAGCAAAATTAACATCCACAATATCCCTTATTAAGGTTCTTTTTAAAACACCATAATCATTTTCATCTAAAACCTTTTTAATTCTAGTTTCAAAAAGTATCTCCTCTGGTAATCTGTATTCTAAATCAAAGTACAAGGCTAAATCATCCTCATCCTCTGGCATAAACTTTTGAGACTCAATCTGATGCCCTATTTGTTCCTCAAGAGCCATTATTTGCTCCTTGTTCTTCATTCTAAAAGCAGCCTCTTGTTTTTCCATTTCCTTAATAGAAAAACTCATATCATCAGTAGCCTTTACAATAGGTTTCTCCCTTCTTGACATAAATGAACCTAAAAGTATCTCAACAAACTTAGGGGCAATTTTAATAGTACTCCAATCTAGATTGATGTATGTTTGATTACCCTCTACCCTTAATAAGTCCATGAATTCCTTCATAGAGTTAGTACCCATAGAAAATTCTCTATTGGCTCTCCAGATCCTATATCTACGGCCATAAAAGCCATCACTATTTTTATCAGCTGAATTAAATATACCCTGCGCCACCTTCAAGCCATATTCCTTGCTCCTTTTTTTGGAGGGCTTGTCCATGTGCATTTGAAGTAGACTATCTATAGATGAAAACATAAACTTGTGTTTGCTACAAATGTACTAAATTATTTTGAACCCCAATTGTATATGCGTTTGGTGTACCATTCGTCAGTAATTCCTTTGTTCTTTAACCAATTACCCAAAAGCTCAATTCTTCTTGACTTATCCTTTGGCATCCTTTTAAGACCTTGGTCCCAAAATGGTTTCATTAGTTTTACATAGGTAGCTCTTCTGTTGTCTAATTCCTCAGGACTATACTTACATTCTCTTTTGGGGCCGCCTTCTTTTTTAATTTGACTAACGTCTTGTTTAATGCCAGCCATATGCCAAAACTTAATCTTCATATTTTTCTCGTAATACTCTACTATTTCTCTGCCCTTATCTAAAAGAAAATAAAAATCTCTTTTGTCCTTATTGACTAATCCCAAACCCATTAGGTATTTAAAATCTACATAAAGATTAGATACCGGCATTCCTAGCTCAAGGAAATCTTTTTTCATCCTATTGACACTTGTAAACTCCCTCTCATACATATAGAACAAACACATTAACCTTTTGTTGTTTAATTTTCTAGGCAATGGTTTTAATATCTGATTGGATATGTATCCTAAATAAATAAGCCACTTTCTTCTCTTAAGCTGAAAGTGCATATTTTTAATGTAGTTGTTTCTTTTACGAACCTGGGCCTCTAATACCTTTAGTCTTTCTTTGTAGGGTGTTAAAATTGCTTTCTCAAGTTCATTGGTGTTAATGTAGGCTGATACATTTATACCGTTACTTTGGCTTTTTATTTTCATTGATAAGTTGTTCTATTAGAGGTACTCCTTTCTTTTCTGCCTCCTTGGCCTCCGTCTCATCCATTTTAAGATAGTTTACCCTCAACCAATTAACTGAATCTACCATATCTTTCAATGAGGAGGTCAGCTTCTGAAAACGTTCAAAAGTTTTGTCGTCTCCATTTAGGTCAAGGGTAATACTGTTCAATGAGGCTGATAGCTCATTAATCTTTCTATTTAGGGCAAAGAATAAGGCATACATCCCATCTTGCTTGTATAACTGAAGTTCTTCTTTTAAGGATTCTAATTCTGACATATTGTTACCTTGATAGGCTCTTGTTCTTGTATTAAAAATATAGAAATTTTTTCCTCTAATAGGGCATCATAAATATTATCAATTTCGCTTTCATCTAGTGGTTCTTTGACATCCTTTATAATATAATAACTCTTGGCGTGTGGGGGAGTTAGGTCATAAGCAAGTTCTAAAATATCCTCATAGCTTGAACCAAAACAAATTACCTCATCATATTTGTCAAAGAATATAACCACCCCTGAGGTATAAAAATTTTCTGACTCAAGCTTTTTTATATTCTTAATATCAGCCAACAAACTTCTAGCGTTTGATGAATTAATTATGATGGCACTACTCATGCCCAAATTTAGCATATTAACTCAATATGCCAAGTACATCTTCCTTAGATAATCTTATGGCTCTTTTTTCTTCGTTATTAAAATGATAAACCATTTCATAATCAGAATACTTATAGCATAAAACTCTATCTCCTTTTTTTACCTCTGGGAAATCTGTGGGTGCAGAAACTATTTCAAACTCATAATCCTCTGTCATTTCAAATGGCTGAAACATTGTGCTTTTAATTTTCTTAGGAATCCTTTTGGCTATGCAGTTCCCATTAAGAGGAGTTAGCTCTCCTGTCTCCTTATTAATCTTTGCATACACAGTACCATCCCAATAGGCAGCTACTATGTCATACATTTGTTCATGGTCTCTTTCAATAATCAAGGCCTCATTATCTAAACAATTGTGATGTAAAATAAGCATATCCCCAACCTCTATGTTGGTTACATCCTTACCTACGCTTAATACCTCGCAAACAACTGGATTAATCTCTCGGTTGTTTTCTCCGTATTTTCTTCCAATGTAAAGTCTTAGGGTTTCTCCGTTTTCTAACTTAACCTCGTGCGTTTCTTTTTGCTCCTTATAGCTTTTGACCACGAGCATTTTTCTGCGTGCTTTCATGTGTTGTGTTTTTATTTTTTAGATGAGCTACCATCCTTGCCGTTCCTTGCTCGGTTAGCTGATTGGCTTTCTTTTACCAGCTTCCCTGACTTTGTGTGAGACATATCCTTGCCATCTCCGTTTCCATAAGTACCAGCCTTTCTATTTGCTTTGTTCAATCTAACCCTGTATTTTTTTCTTTCAGGGGTAGAGTGGTAGGCAGTATTGTAGGCGTTCTTTTTTTTACGAGCCTCTGGGTTCTTTTGAAAATAAACGGCTGATTTAGATTTGCCCTTCATTATTTTTTCTTTTCAGATGTATATCTACCGGCAGCAGGATTGTATTTTTCTGTAGCAAGTCCAAATGTAGAAACATATTTGCCTAAAGCTTTTACAGCATCCATACCAGTTTTTTTAGCAGGAGCAGCAGGAACAGTTTTTTTAGCAGGAGCAGAATCAGAAGATTTTTTAGCCCCTAATCCACCGCCTTTTGCAGTTTCAATTTCAGCCTTTTCACCTCTTAATGGTCTACCCATTTCACCCTTACCCTTAACATATAAAGGTTCTTGTTTTTGTTTTACTTTTACTTTTGTCATTTTATTTTATTTTATGATTTTTTATGTTTACTTGCAAATGATTTTGCTGCTGCTACTGAGGCAAATCCCCATTTCTTTAGGGCTAATGCTTTTCTTGTTGGTTCACCATTTGGTTTTTTCATTGGTCCCGCCATTCCTGCAAATCTAGCTGCAAAAGAAACCCTACGAGGATTAACACCAGATTTAACAGGAGCCTTTAAATGACCACCATGAGCCTTATTATAGGAGGCTCTTCCTTTGGCATTTAAGCCACCTTTTGGATTCTTTCCTTCTGACCTTTGCCATGCTTCTGACATACTACTTAGATTTAGCTTTTATTTTCTTTTCTTGTTTTAACATTTCGGCTGTTGGTTTTTTACCACTACCCTTGTTAGCACGAATGTTATCCCAAAGACCTCTTTTGGAATAAGACCCATCAGCTCTTTTAATCATTTTTACCTTTGCCATACACAAATATACTATTTATATTTATTAATTAAATCCTCAAGTTCAGTTCTATCCCATTTCTTAATCCTATTATTCACATACATAGACTCTAGTTCAGCTACCGCCTTCTCTCCTATTTTCTTTACAAGACCTACCCTATACATTACCTGATTGCCGTGTAGGTATAAATTACATCCTGCACATTGTAGGTTTACATTCCATTCGTGGAATCTTAGGGCACTAGATTGTTTAACACTTATCCAATGACCTGCTTGGTTAGCCTTATCTGAACCACAGCTGATACATACCATACCTGCATCACGGGTTCTTATGTATTTGTTAAAGACCTGTTGAGCATCCTTTATAAGTTTTGGTAAAGGTTTAAGTTTACTTTCCTTTACTTTTTTTGATTTTTGTAAAGGCTTAGCTTTACTTTTTATCTTACTTTTTGGAACCTTTCTTCTAATCATCTAATTCGTTTAGGTCTTCTGGTAAGACTTGTTTTTCAAATTCTATTTCAGCTGAACTCTTCTTATGTACTATATCGTTATACTTAGCATCGTGTAGATAATCAAGCTTGTGGGTTAGCATAAACTTAACCACCCCCATTTGCACTATTGATTCGTGCTTCTCACAATACCCAAAGGTTAGGTTATCTACCTTTAGGCATTTAGATACCTGCTTATTACAGATGTAACATATTATCATTTGTCTTTATATATTTTAAGAATAAATAGTATGGCTACAAATAAAATCCATAATAGGAACAAAAGAAACAAAAAGGTATATATGGTATCCATCATATGCTTGTGTTTTTAAAATAGCTGATAGATTCCAATACTAGGTCTCTTACAAAATTGCCTAATAGTACAACTATAATATAGAAAAAGAAAAAGAAATA